GTTAGGGTTTGTACCCGCATGCACCAGTTCCCAAGAGGGGTTTAGGGGCTTGACATTGTCAAGAAGAGGCGCTATATTGTTGGTTCATCGAAAGGAACCCAAGTGGCAGCAACCCCCGAAGCGAAGGTGAAAGCGAAGATCAAAGCGATCCTTGCCAAGCACAACGCTTACTACACCATGCCCATTGGCGGCATGTACGGCAACAGCGGAACCCCTGACTTCCTGTGCTGTGTGCGCGGTAGGTTCGTGGCGGTAGAGGCAAAGGCTAAGAGAGGGCGGGCGACAGCCCTCCAAGAGAAACACTTGAGGGACATACGAGAGCGAGGCGGCATTGCCTTAATCGTCAACGAAGAAAACTTGAACGAGCTTGACACAACACTGGAGCAACTACCATGAGAGAAGCAGTAAAAATTGTCATCGACCGCATGCAGTCACACCCCGAAGATTTTGATCTCTACGGTAAATTCCGTTGGGTTGTTGAGGAATCGTATGGGATTCATGGTGACAGCGTGCTGACAGACACAGAGGTGGAAACGTTTAAGCAAGCACATAAAGAGCTTATGTATCGCAGGTTCCACGCCCGGGTGATGAAGTCACTGTTGGACGATGGGCCACAGGAGGAAGAGAGGCGGGCAAAGGGGTACCAGCTGGGGCTTGGCAGAGTAGTAGCGAGTCAGGACTTCACCGGCACGTTGGCGGGTGCATCTAGCCCATACCCGATCCCCAAACGAGTTATATGAACACAAGGAGAGCAAGATGAACATCGAGATAGGCGCAGGTATTCAAGCATTGGTTAGCCGCATGGCAACCAACCCGGAAGAGTTCTTTGATGAGGCTCCGAAGTGGCGCTTCATGTTTGCCGACCGCTTCCGTGACACCATGACCGAGTCGGAGAAGGGAGCTATCCACGCAGCCCTCAAGGAAGTTCGGCGCAAAGAGTTTGAGCACAAGGTGATGCGTACGCTGCTGGAAGGAGATTTGAAAGAGCAAGCCATGTCTGCTCTTACTGCGACGAGCCGAGGCCAGATAACCCACTCAAACATTGCCGCAAGCGGTACATTCACTAGTGGCTTCAATGTTATTGAACCCCGCAGCGTATTTTAAAAATGAAAATCCTCACCGTTGACTTTGAGACGTTCTACGATCAGGACTTCAGCCTGACGAAGATCACGACAGAAGAGTACGTGCGCAGTGATGAGTTTGAGGTCATAGGCGTATCAGTGCAGGTGGATGACGGGGAGCCTCAGTGGTTCTCCGGTACGTTTGAGCAGACCAAGGCGTTCCTCAATTCGTTTGACTTCCCCAGCAATCTTGCGCTGGCGCACAACGCTATGTTCGATGCAGCGATCCTGCATTGGCACTATGGCATCAGCCCTCGGGGCTGGCTGGACACGCTGAGCATGGGCCGTGCGCTGCACGGTACGGAGGTGGGCGGCAGCTTAGGCGTACTAGCCAAGCACTACAACTTGGGAGTCAAGGGTGACGAGGTGGTCAACGCCAAGGGCAAACGTAGGTTGGACTTCTCACCAGATGCGCTAGCCCGTTACGGTGAGTACTGCTGCAACGATGTGGCTTTGACGTTCGCGCTGTTCAGAGAGATGGCTGCTAGCTTCCCACAGTCCGAGCTTCGCTTGATTGATCTGACCCTGCGCATGTTCTGCGAACCTGTGCTTGAGTTGGACAAGTCGGTGCTACTGGATCATGTGCAAGCAGTAGGCGCGAAAAAAGAAGCACTGCTTGGCGCTGTGACCATGATAGACAAAGATCAGCTTATGTCTAACCATAAGTTTGCTGCAACGCTCAAGATGTTTGGGGTAACACCGCCGACCAAGAAGAGCCCAACTACAGGCAAGGAGACGTATGCGTTCTCCAAAACTGACGAGGGGCTAAAAGCATTGCTGGAGCACGAAGATGATCGAGTGCAGGCCATAGTTGCAGCGAGGCTAGGCGTCAAGTCAACGCTAGAGGAGACGAGGACGCAGCGGTTCATTGACATTGCCAAACGGGGGAGCTTACCCATACCACTGCGCTACTACGCAGCGCACACGGGTCGTTGGGGTGGTGACGACAAAGTGAACATGCAGAACCTGCCGAGGGGCTCACAACTGAAGTACGCCATCATCCCACCAGCAGGCTACGTGCTGTGTGACTCAGACTCTTCGCAGATCGAAGCGCGAACCTTGGCGTGGCTAGCCGAGCAGGACGATTTGGTCGATGCCTTTGATCGTGGGCAGGATGTGTACAAGATCATGGCTTCAGCCATCTACAGCAAGCCCGAGAGCGATATCACGAAGGACGAGCGGTTCGTCGGCAAGACCACCATTCTTGGTAGTGGCTACGGCATGGGGGCTAAGAAGTTTCAGGCGCAGCTGAAGAACTTCATGGTGGATATTGACAAGGACGAGGCTCAGCGCGTCGTTGACACGTATCGAGATACGTATAAGAAGATACCGGAGCTGTGGAAGAAAGCGCAAGACGCCATCGACTGGATGCTTGCTAATCAGTCAGGCAAGTTTGGCCGAGGCGGTCTGATCGAGGTGGAAGGCAAGAAGGGTATACGCCTACCCAACGGGCTGTATCTGAAGTACCCCAACCTGCGCAAACAGCAGGACGAAGACGGTGACTACGGCTATGTCTACGACACGAAAAAAGGTAAGAGCGTAACCACTACGCGCATCTATGGCGGCAAGCTCATAGAGAACATCTGCCAAGCCCTAGCCCGTATCATCATCGGGGAGCAGATGCTGATGATCGCCAAGAAGTACCGTGTAGTGATGACGGTGCATGATGCGATTGCTTGCATCATCCCAAAGGACGAAGCCGAGCGCGGCAAAGAGTACGTTGAACTGTGCATGCGGCTCAGACCCGCTTGGGCATCTGAGCTACCCCTTAACTGTGAAGCTGGATATGGAGAAAGCTATGGAGCCTGCTGAGTTGATTGATTACGCCCATCCTTGCATGATGGCAGAGAACGCTTTGAAAGAGGCGCACATCCACATGCTGAACCGAGAGTATGACGAAGCCATCGAACAAGCGTTCAAGGCAATCGTTGAAACGAAGTTGATGATCAACTCCATCAAGCACATGCAAGGACAAGGTAAATGAACATCGGCGACATCGTTCAGGTCAATCCTGACAAAGAAATGTTTGGGGCTTGCCTAGTGGTGGTAACCGAGGTCAAGTCTTGGGGCATACAAGGCTATGTCCAAAACGCGGGTGTAGCTGGACAGGCGTACATACGCCTGAAGACGGAAGACTTTGAACACACTGGCGGCACTGCTGTGTGGATCAGGAGTGAAGAATGGCTTGAGGCGCTGGGTAACCCCGACGACATGATTGATGCCGTCACCGCACTCCGCACCGCCATAGAGGCGGCTGAGAAAAATGACTTGGAACGCTTACGGGATGAAAACGAGAGACTGCATGTTGAAAACAGGCGGCTTATTGACCGCATAGAAGTTATGGGTGTTCCCGTAGGCGTTGGCGGCTATTTAACTACAACCACCACCCCACCCGCAGCACAGCGCCAGTGGGTTGGGCTGACGGATACGCAAATTGAACGGGTTTACTTTGAAACGGTAAAGAAACACCGAGGCGCACCAATGCCTTGGGGGCAAGTGCAGTTTGGCAAAGCATTGGAAGCCAAGCTCAAGGAGAAGAACACATGACTGAACTGATTGGGAAAGACGACACCATCAAGAACTATGTGCCGATTGGTAGCCTTGAGTTGAAGTTGGCGGTGGCAAAGGCAGAGGGCTACGCCATTCGGGTTGAAGAAACGAGGTATCACCACGTTGTTGATGGGATGGTTGTTACCAGCGTAGACGAGAGCAAGCCAAAATATTATTACTTCAACGACCGACCGCTTCCAATGCTTGATCCATACCGCATTGCGATGGAGTTTTATTTGAAGGAGAAGAATCATGGATAAAGACACAGGCGGGCCAGCGTTTCCAACGCCAACGCACAATTTGCAAAATGACGGCATGACCCTGCGCGATTACTTCGCGGCCAATGCGATGCAGGGGTTGATCAGTTGCCCCGATTGGCGTGAGGGTGCAGGAGAGGATGTTGGTATGGACGCTTCAGATTACACGGCATCAGTCGCGTACATGATGGCTGACGCCATGCTCAAGGCAAGGGGACAAGCATGAAACGCGATCTGTACGACTTCATCACACCACCAGATACACCCAAGGAAGCACACACAACCATGTACTACTTCCCGCATCAACAAAAGAGTGGTCTGGGTCTTCAGCCAGCCGGGCCTGCGTTCAGAGAACTTCCATGCATGGCGGTTCACTACGACAAAGCATGGAACCTGCTGTTCACGCGGTTCATCTTTAAGGATGGCACATGGAGGGATGAGAAATGAAAGAAGACATCATCCGCATGGCGCGGGAAGTTAGCGGGTCGATGCTACATAGTGGAGAGTTTGCGCTTTTCGGAAACCACCAGATCGAGCGTTTTGCCGCCCTTGTCGCTGCACGTTGCGCTGACATTGCATACGAAGCCGAGCCGTGGCATTCTGCTGATCTGATCCGCGAAGCATTTGGGGTGGAGAAATGAACGACATCCATTCCTGCCACTTTGATTGCCAGCGTCCTGCCTGTGTGCTGAGACAAAGGGATGAGTTGTGGGCACTTGTCCGACCCATCTACGATGCTATGTGTAAGCTCGACCCCACACACCGATGGACGTTCGACTACACGATACAACGCGCCGCAGAGGAACTCAATAAACTCGCGGTAGCAGCAGCGACATGTCCACCGTGCAACAACAACTGCAACCAAGGTCGGGACTGCCCCGCGATTAAATGAAATGCCCACTGTGCGGAGCCCCAAGTGATGTCAAACAAACCAAATCAATCGACGGTGCCCCCATCAGACGCCGCATCTGTTTCAACGAGCACAGCTTTAACACCAAAGAGGTTGCGATCACAACGCCGAAACCAAAGCGCTTGACAAAGACAAGCCAGCGAGCGATCATCTGATGCACGTACTAAGGAGTATTGCATGAGTCTTGTTTGGTCATTCAGCAGCTTGAAAACGTTTCAACAGTGCCCCAAAAAATACTATCACTTGAAAGAAGCTAAGGACGTTGTAGACACCCCGCACGAGGCTGCTATGTATGGCAGTCTGGTTCACAAGGCAGCAGAAGATCGTGTGCGAGATGGCAAGCCCATCCCGAAGAAGTACTCGTACATGGAGCCGATTGTGGATGCGCTCAAAGACATACCGGGGGACAAGCACTGCGAGCTAGAGCTAGGGATCACAGAGTCACTACAACCCTGCGCATTCCGCGCATCTGACGTATGGTGGCACGGGATCATTGACCTGCTGATTGTTGACGAGGAGAAGAAGACAGCGCACATGGTGGACTACAAGACGGGCAAGAGCGCCCGTTACGCCGACACCAAGCAGTTGGACTACATGGCAGTGGCTGTGTTTGCTCACTTCCCTGCTATCACGAAGATCAAGTCCGCGCTTCTGTTCGTTGTCAGCAATGAGTTTGTGAGAAAGCAGCACGAGATAGAGAACAAGGACCAGTACATCAAGTCGGCTTTGGTGGACATAGACCGACTCAAGCAAGCCAAACAGAACGGCGTGTGGAACCCAATTCAAGGACCACTCTGCAAGTTCTGCCCGGTAAAACAATGTGAGCACAACAGGAGCTAACCATGTACACACGCCCAATCTATGAGACCGAAGCCGACCGAGCCAGAGAAAGGCTGGTGCAACAGCACTTGGTCAGTAAGATAGATTGCTCATTCACTGAAGCGCCCCCGCAGGACAACGTTGATGGCTATCTCGTCAACCACGATGGCACACTCGGCGCTGTCGTAGAGATCAAGATCAGGTCCAACCGGAGCACTACGTATGACACGTACATGCTTAGCGCGTACAAGTGGCGCAACGGGTTGCACAGGGCCAAGATGCTGGGAGTACCATTCTTCCTAGTAGTGAAGTTTGTAGACGGCATCTTCATGACTGTTGTCGAAGACGACTATGAGATTAGAAGCGGTGGCAGGTATGACCGCAACGATTTGATGGACGTAGAGAACTGTGTGTACATCCCCATGAACAAATTCAGACCTGTATAGGAGTCATCATGCCATACGTGAATAAACCCCGCCCGTACAAGAAAGAGTACCAGCAACAGCTGGCGCGTAACGAAGGCCGGTCCCGTCTTGAGCGCCAACGTGCGCGAGAGCAATTCGATCAGAAGAACGCCGACAGTGACGGAGACGGCACTGCCGACTCCAGAGAAGGCAAAGACCTTGCGCACGTCAAGGCACTAAGCCGAGGCGGTTCCAACAAGCACGGCGTAAAAGTCGAGCCTGCTTCTGGCAATCGGTCGTTCAAGCGTAACTCTAATCATCAGTTGGTATCCGAGCGCAGCAAGCGAGAGCGTAAAAAATGAATTTGTCAGAGTATGACTGGCCGTGCCCCACCGGCATCACACCGTTTGCACATCAGAAAGAAACAGCAGCGTTCCTAGCGGCAAAACCCAAAGCTTTCTGTTTCAACGAGCAAGGCACAGGCAAGACTGCTTCGGTCATCTGGGCAACCGACTACCTGATGAAGCTCAAGCTGCTCAAGCGAGTTCTCGTCATATGCCCGCTATCCATCATGTCCTCGGCGTGGCAGCAAGACCTGTTTAAGTTCGCAGTTCACCGCAGGGTTGCCGTAGCGTATGGCAGCGCGAACAAGCGCAAGGAGATCATCAATGGCGATGCCGAGTACGTCATCATCAACTTCGATGGCGTGCAGATATGCAAAGCAGAGATCATCGCCGGAGGCTTTGATCTGATTGTGGTTGACGAAGCATCAGCATACAAGAACGCACAGACCGAACGGTGGAAGACGCTGCGAGATGTGATGCGTCATGTGAAAGGGCTGTGGATGCTTACGGGCACACCCGCTGCTCAGTCACCCACCGATGCGTATGGTTTGGCCAAGCTGATCAACCCCCAAGCTGTGCCAACATTCTTCGGGCAGTTCAAAGACATGGTGATGTACCCCGTGACCAAGTTCAAGTGGGTGCCTAGACCAAACGCGCAGGTGGTGGTGAGTCGTGTCTTGCAACCAGCTATACGGTTTGAGAAGCGGCAGTGCATCGACTTGCCAGATATCACGTACTTGTACCGTGAAGCCCCGATGACCTCGCAGCAGCTCAAGTACTACAAGAAGCTCAAAGAAGATATGCTCATCGAGGCCGCTGGCGAGGAAGTTAGCGCAGTCAATGCAGCAGTCAAGCTCAACAAGTTGCTTCAGATTGCATGCGGGTCGGTCTACACCGACACCAAAGAGGTTGTGGACTTCGATGCAGGTAACAGGCTACAAGCACTCAAAGAAGTGATTGACGAAGCCAGCCACAAAGTGCTCGTGTTTGTGCCGTTCACGCACACCATAAAGCAGATCAGCGACCACCTGACCAAGTGCGGGATTAGCTCTGAGATCATCAACGGCAGCGTACCCGTCACCGCACGAACAGACATCGTCAAACGGTTCCAAGAACAGCAAGACCCTAGAGTGCTGATCATCCAACCGCAGGCTGCTTCACACGGGCTAACCCTGACCGCAGCCGACACTGTCGTATGGTACGCTCCCGTCCCCAGCGTGGAGACCTATCTGCAAGCCAACGCTCGCATTGACAGGCCGGGGCAGAAGAACACAATGACCGTGGTGCATATCATGGGCAGTGCAGTTGAAGCCAAACTCTATACGCTGCTGCGCAACAACGTGTACAGCCATGAAGAACTCGTCAAACTTTACAAACAAGAGTTGAGCGAGACTACTTGACAAAGTCAAAACAAGCCGTAAAATAAGCGGCAAAGGAAAGGAGCTACTCATGGACGAAGAAGTCCAACCCCCACCCATCAGCGGCATCCCGCTTGAGACACTCACCGACACCT